TTTATTCGCTAACTGGAATCCATCAAACATTCAAAGCGGAGTCTTTAACAACACATGGGACGGTTGCTCTGCACTCACCGCTCAATCGGTCGAGAACATACTAACATCCATCGACGCATCCGGCAAATACGCAACGACTAACGGAGCATCTGGTGGAACTGCTTTGGGTGACGCTGGCATCGACATCGACTACAACACAGCCACTGGCTCGCTCAGTGCCGCGACGAACGCCGCAGTAACATCACTCAAGTCTAAGGGCTGGAGCATCATCGTTAACAACGTAACACTTTAAGTATGACAGACGAAACTCATCGATTCTTTAGGTTCAGCAACGAGGCATCCTACGAGACCTTAACGACCGCTGGTAACACCGCAAGGAACCTACCAGACGACAACGGAACTGAACGGTGGTTGGCATTGTGGGATAAGACTTTCTTAGACCCTGAGACCAACAGCGATAGGTTATATTGTGTGAAGAAGGCAGGGGTGTTACCTAGTGACGATTTTGCCCTAGATGGTATTGAGGAGATTAACCTTGAGACTTATCTACAACGACTACACTGGGAGCCACCTGTCGAAGAAGACCTAGAGCTTCTCGACGAACTTGAACTGATAGACTAATGGAAGACCAACAAGAACCACTCACAGACATTGAGCAATCACGAGCTGACACAGGGTTTCGTTATTACGTCGTCAAACCAGACGAACTCTACACGGGACTTGTTGCATCCGTAGATTCTGACCGACAATTTCCCAACAAGCAGCAAACGACTCTGACATCTTTGCCACCCGTTGAGAGCCTTGCAGAAGCCACTGACGGCAGCGGGAGACTCATTGCAATTGATTGCTGGAGATTCACCGCAAACGATGACGCGCTTCTCGACGGCGTTGATGGAGTGCAGGAGTTGACGCATCTGGAATTTTTAGCGATTAAGCCAGAGCCACAAAACGAACTTGAGTAATGGACAACCATTTGACCCACCCAATCACTGGAATGCTCGCATCAAGCTGGTCAGCTATCTCTGCTTATTTTAACCATTTTGAGACTGCCGTAGGATTGATGTCTGCAATCATTGGTTTGATTATCGGAATCCTTTCTTTGGCTAACACTTGGCAAAAATTTAAGAACCGCAAAAAATGATTGATTACATAATTGAAAACAAAGAACAACTCTTCGGAATTGTCACCGCCGTCATCGCAGCCGCTTCCGCAATCGCTGCACTGACACCCACCCCGAAAGATGACACCATCATAGGCAAGGCTTACAAGCTAATCGACTGGCTGGCCTTGAACATCTTTAACGCCAAGAAGTGATAAAGCTGCTCACAGCCGCTCTAAGAGCCTTTGTCGCTCATTTGGAGTGGAAGCAACGAAATTACATTTATGAGCTTGAAGACGCAATTGATGAGCTTGCTGCTGATGGCAGTCCTGCTGCCAAGTTGCGCATTGAAAGGCTTGCGCGGAGACTTAAACGAGAGCGCACTTTACGACCCGCCGACAGTGACTCTGATTGACGGCCAGTTTTATCAATTTCAAGAAGGCATCCTTCCCGGGCGCGGGCAGAAGTTTCACAGTGACTACTCCTATCGACGCGCCATAATAATCGGCAAATGAAATCACTCATTCAAAAACTGCTCTCCTTGTTTTTTAAACGTGAGCCAAAACCCGAGCCAGTTAGAAAGGTTGCCATTTGTGTCGGCCACAGCCGAATCAACGATAGCGGCGCTAAAAGTGTGGGGGGTGTTAGCGAGTGGGAATTCAACCATGCCGTTGCCATCTTTTTAAATGAGAAGCTCAAGGAGCGCGGGATTGCATCCGAAGTCATCAACGAATACCCGTTCAAAACATACGGCAAATCAATGGAGTGGGTGCGAGAGCGAACTTGGGGATTTGATGTTGCGATTGAGCTTCATTTCAACAGCTACACAAGCACAAGTGCAAAAGGTTTTGAGTATCTTTACTATCACGGCAGTAAAAGCGGAGAGAAGTTGGCCAAGGCGTTTGCCAACCAGCATGAAGCAGCAATTCCTGCACAGAACAATCGGGGCGCAAAGATGGTGCGGGTTGGTGAGCGTGGTTACAAATTCCTAGTGAAGACAGAGCCAACTGCCATCATCTGCGAGCCGTTCTTTGGCAGCAATCCCGGCGAATGGGTGCTGTTTGACGGCAATCAGGAAGCTCTTGCAGACGTTTATGCTGACGCTCTCAAGAATTATTTTGCTGCTTAACCCCTTATAAAATAAGGGATTTTAAAGAAAAACGCTCTAGCGGATAAAAAAAGTCTTTTACTCCCGGGGCATTTGTGAAATAGTCACGGCGATATGAAAATAATTACTAAGCCCTTAATTCGCAACATTGCGGACTCATTAACTATTCGGAATGCATCAGTCACGCTTGACTGTTTAGGCTCTGAGGAGTGGGGTCAGTGGCGTGTTACCACATCTTTTCTTCAACATACTGGAGGAGGAAATTGGTTGGACTGCATCAGCCGAGATGAGTTTTTCAGCAGAGATGCCGCAATTTGTCACGCAAAAGATGAAGTCAAGTGGCTTACCACTCGGCAGCCAACACTTAAAAATCATTAATCACCAAAACCTTAATATTATGAACTTTAAAGAAATTCTCCAAGCCATCGCCTACATTGCCATTTTAATCTTAATGGCATGGGCTGGCGGACAACCTTAACGGCTGGCAGCCTACTACCGGACCTTGGTGCGTCCTAACTCTACACCTGACAGCCCGGAAAGACGGGCAACCAACTAAAAAACGATATGAATATAACAAGCAAAGACAAATTTACTCCGGGTCTATTTATTGAAATTAATGATGATAATCATGGGCGAAAAAAGATTCGCTATCGTGTCACTCATGTTGATAGCAAAAAGGATTTAATATCCATTAATGTATATTGTTGGGAAAACGATAAAGTTTGGTGTCCTACCTATCGGGTTTCATTTAACAAGTGGGAAGAGTGTGTTGATATTCTTGAGAAAGAAGGTCATTACATTAATCACAACATTTTATCTGATGAAAAAGCATTTGAGCTAATCAAAAAAGAATACACAAGCCGTAAGCGTTTTTACAATTAAAGAAAATGAATCATCCACTCTTAACAATTATCGCCATTGCTTTGATGGCTCCATTTACCGTTTTGGTTGTTGCACTCAACATGAAGCGCAGCAATCAGAGATATTTAAGCAAGCTAAAACAGCGAGCCGACAAGAAACAAAACAGAAAAAACCAATGAAAACACCAAAAAACGCAATCGCATTGATTGCTGAACTTAAAACACCAAAAGGGCGAAAGAATTCTTTTGCCAAATTCAACTACCGCAATGTTGAAGACATTACCCAAGCGGCCAAGCCATTGCTTGAAAAGCACAAGCTCTTGCTTAACATCAGTGATGACCTTTACGACATTGATGGCCGCCTATTTGTGAAAGCAACAGCGACCATTTCAGATGGCGAGACTGCACTAGCAAGCACTGGCTACGCTGAACTAGACTCTAGCCGTAAAGGCATGAGCATGGAGCAAATCAGCGGCTCTGCATCAAGCTATGCTCGCAAGTATGCTTTGGCCGGATTGCTTTGCCTTGACGCTAGTGAAGACTCTGATGCTCATCAAGCGCGGCACACTGTGCAAGTAATCACAGCAGCACAGGCTAAAAAGCTGGAAAGCTTGCTGACTCAGACAGGCTCTGATAAAGATAAATTCTTGAAGTGGCTTGGAGTTGATAAAGTGGAAGACATTCCAAAGATTGATTTTGTAAAATCAAAAACAGTGCTTGAAAGCAAGATTCAAAACACAATCGAACCATTGCAATGAAGATTCACGAAGTATCATCAGCCGACTATCACACACTACTCAAATGCAACCGGGCTGACATATTTGCACCGGAAAGCTATCTAAGCAAATCAGTGCTTTGGGAGCTTAACAGCAGCAGCCTGTTCAAGTGGCGGTTTCACCCCCGGGAGTTTTCACCGACTCCAGCAATGCAGTGGGGTAGCCTAGTTGATTGCCTAACTACCACGCCGGAGTTGGTTGACGAAGAAATAAGAATTTCACCTTTCTCTTCATACCGGACGAAAGAAGCCAAAGATTGGCGTGATGAGCAGCTTGCAGTTGGAAAGACAATAATTACGCAACAGCAATTTGATGAAGGCGTTAAAGCATCTGAGATGCTGATGCAGACTAATGTGCAAAGTGCCGAGATATTTGATGGCAGTTTGAAGCAAGTAATCATTGGCGCAAAAATTAGCAGCGTTCAATTCAAGGGATTGGTTGACCTTGCCCCGGTCGGCAAAGATTACCTTGTTGATTTAAAGACAACAGGCATGGATTTCACGCTTGAAGGATTTAGCAAGGCGATTGCAAATTTCGGTTATCACATTCAAGCCGGATTATACCTAGCACTTTGGAACTCAACGCATCCAGAAGATACCCGGCGGCGTTTCAAGATTATCTGGCAGTCAAGCCAGCCACCTTATGAAGTCTGCGTGACTGAGTTGCACCGGGATGAAATTGCGGCAGGCTTAAAAACTGCGCTGCGATTGCTTGGCAAACTCAAACACGCCGCTCAGGAAGACCACTGGCCGATGTTGGCAGAGAACGAGACTCCAATTCTTAACCGCCCGGTTTGGGCATCAATGCAAGATGAAGACGATGTTTAATCCATTCCAGCAAGACGTTCGCTTTAGGACATTGCTCAACTTTACACTGCTCGAGCAGCACGGGATTAGAACACTACGCCAAGCCCGAATCATTATAACCGTCTGCATTCAACCCGGCATCTCAACCGCTGAGTTGGCCGATGTTTGCAAAGTTGAAAATGAAACGGTCAGGGCAACGATTAAACGCTGCACCGCTTTGGGGTTAATCAAGCACAAGCGAGTGCAATCAACCGTTAATGGTGGCTTTCTAACCTATCACCCAACCGCTGACGGTCTAGCATTAGCCGACAAGCTGAAATGATAATTGTAGGCATAGACAACGGGCTTGACGGCGGCTTGGCAGCTATCAGTTGCCACAACGGTGATTTGATTGACCGCATCAAAATGCCGACCAAGAAGGTAGGCAAGAAGCGCGAAGTTGACTCACTGGCCGTCTACCTTTGGCTGTGTGACTTACACTCACCTTACACATTAGCTATTGAAGAGCCGCTGCCGCACGCTAAGAGTAGTGCAGCAGTGCGCTCTATGGCTCTATCATTTGGGAAACTTGTTGGCATGGCAGAAAGCCGGGTGCAGCAAGTCGTAAGGGTGCAAGTGAGAGAGTGGCAAAAGGCCATGCTTGGCAAGGTGCCAAAAGGTGAAACCAAAGCTTTTGCTTTGCGTGAAGCCAGTAAGCTCTGCCCTGATGAGAACTGGCTAGGAAGCGAAAGAGCTAAGAAACCACATGACGGTATAATTGACGCTTACTTGATAGCGAGACACCACTGGCAAAGAGCATGAGCGCACTAACCAAACATAACGACGAACTCAATCAGGCCCAGTGGCTTGTCTCACATTGCCCCAAGTGCAAATGCCAGCCGCAACTACAGTATGAGCCGGGTGTTACGTTTGCAGAGTGCAAATGCCGCAAGCACGCTTTGCCGGATGAAAACTTTCTAGAACTTGCCCGGGCCATCAACGTGGTGCATGAGCCGCGCTTAAAATATTACCAATTTTCAAAATGCCATTCCCGCAAAGCGTCTTAATTGCAGGCCAACGAATTAAAATCAAACGTGCCGAGCTTGATGACTGTTATGGCCAATACCGCCATGACGACCGGGTGATAGTTTTGAGCAAAGAAATCACTGGCTGGACGCTAGAGACAACCCTACGCCATGAAATGCTTGAAGCATCATTGCTGGTTTCCGGCGTTGGCTGGTGTGAAAACTATGAGCAGGAAGCCGTTGTGCGCTGCATGGATGAAGTATTTTTCCCGGCATGGGAGCGAACCCAAAAAAGACTTAAAGAATGAGTGTTCCAAGACTTAGACTAAGTGAAGACGAATATGCTCTTATAAGGCAGCTCCGTAAAAAAGGCGTGGCGAGCGAGCTTGTAAACCAATGCGATGAAGCCGGGTTGCCGCTCTCAAACGTCAAACACTTTTGGTATAAGTCTGAGAAGTTTTCAATCTTCAGCAAGACTGACGGGTTGCAGCTTGAAGATGTCTTTGACCCTATCATCAAAGACGTTCAGCGATACTCACCAAAGTTTCGCAAAATTAAGCGCAGCAAAATTAAAAACCCGCACTGCTTAATCCTTGACCCTTCGGACATCCATGTTGGCAAACTGGCAGTCAACCACGAAGCTGGTGAAAGTTATGATGTGAAGAAGGCCGTGAGCATTGTTGACTCCGGCATTGATTCCCTTCTGCAAAAGGCTGCCGGGTTTCCTTTAGACAAAATCATTTTTGTAATCGGCAACGACTGCCTTCATATCGACTCATCAAGCTCTCCAGTTACAACCGGGGGGACAAGCCAAGACATGGACGGCAAATGGCATGATGCTTTTCTAGCTGCTCGTGATATGTATATAAGAGCAATTGAAAAATGCCTGCCGCTGGCCGATGTTGAAATTATTTTTGTGCCGTCAAACCACGATTTCATGAGTGGCTTTATGCTTGCCCAGACAATCAAGGCATATTTCCGAAAATCCAAAAACATCACTTTTGACGTTTCAATAGCTCACCGAAAGTATTCAAGCTACGGAAAAAATCTTTTGAGTTTCTCTCATGGTGACGGAGCCAAGCTTGCTGACACTCCGCTTTTGATGGCAACCGAACGCCCAGAAATGTGGAGCAATAGCGTTCACCGCTACATTTACCTTGGTCACATCCATCACAAGCAAACGGCTAAATTCATGGCCGGGCAGGACTTCATTGGAGTCACTGCTGAATATCTTCGCAGCCCGTCAGCAAGTGACGCTTGGCACGCAAAGAAGGGCTATCGAAGCCCGAAGGCGGTGGAAGCATTTATTCACTCTTACGACAACGGGCAAGTTGCCCGGCTGACGCATTACGTTGATACCGACCAAAAGGTTTGCAAATGCGGCGTGAATTTATACCACAATCACACTCAAGGTTGGATTTGTGAGCGGTGTGATGGTTAATTTTTTATGACAAAAGAAATGAAAATAGACAAAACGATAGGAGACCTTTATAGGCTCACAGAGCAACGACACGAAACCCAAAAAAAAGACTGAAAACGAATGAATTATTTGAACATCCACACCGACATTTTGCGCGGTGTTGAGTTTATTGGAGCCGAACCAGTAGAGCGAGCCACATGGATTGCGTTGCTGGGTTGGTGTGCGACTCAAGAGAATAGCGGTGTAATTAAAGGCTGCAAATCTTGGAAAAACAGGCAATGGCAACAGCTTGCCGGAGTGACTGAAGAAGAAGTTAAAACCATCAGCCCTCTTTATGGTTTTGAAGGTGATGATTTAGTAATTGCATATTACCCTGTTGATTCTGAAAAAGCAGTGAAAGCAAAACGTGAAGCAGGAAAGCTTGGTGGCCGTCCTAAAAAAGAAAAACCAAAGGAAAACCCTGATAAAACCAAAGAGGAAAACCAACTGGTTAGCCATGTGGTTAGCGACTCGGAAAAGCAAGACGAAAACGAAAAGAAAGGAAAGAGTAAAGATAAAGATAAAGATAAAGATAAAGATAAAGAAAAGAAAACTAAGAAGCCTCCACCTTCGGCGGATAGTTGGGATTCTGTTTTTCCAAAAGGTGCGTTAAACAAGCCCAAGACTAATCAAAGAAAAATAAGAGTTTTGCGAACCAACTCACAAATGCAGTTTATCGGGAAGTGGTTTGGGAGAAAAGACCAAACGCTTTGGTCGGTTTTGGAAGCGTCAGCCCTTCGTCAACTTGCACCAAGCAAAGAGGAAGTTAAGGAAATGGATGCTTTTAGAAAACAGCCCTATGAATATCACCGAACAAGTGTTTATGCTCTTCTCAATAATTGGGACAGTGATTTAGATAAAGCTCGGTTATTAGCAAAGCCAAAAGAAACAAAGAAAAGAGTTTTCACCAAAGAAATGCTATGAATCAAATTCAAAAACCGACAGCCTTAGAAGCTGAAAAATATGTTCTCAGCGTGGTGATGCAGAAGCTGCCCGGATGGGATGACAAGCCCATTCAACCAGAATGGTTCTACTCGCAGCACTACCGCCGACTCTACGAATTTGCAACGAGCAACAAGCTCCCGGCTGATGTTCAAGGAGACTTGTCCTTGACCGTTGAAGCACTCAAGCAGCGCGGCATGATTAACGGAACTGACGGCGTGGCTGATATTGCTCAAATTTTAGTAAATGCGCCAAGCATTAGCCATTTTGGGCAGAGCATTGAAACCATGCGGGATTGTCACAGCAGACGGCTGGCAATTGATGCAGCCGAGAACCTTGCAGAGCGAGCAGCCGACATGAACGACAAAACGGGCTTTATTGATGCGACTGGGCAGCCCATGACAAAAGTGGCCGAGTCAGCAACCGACACAGAGACAACCAGAGACCGGGCGGCACTGCTTAGGTCAGTTGCACAGCAGTTTTATGACCTTTGCAAAGGTAAGGTTGAGCCAAATGGTTTTAAAGTTTCACTGTCTACTCTTTCGGCAGCTTTACGGGGATTCAAAACGCCACGGTATTGCGTTATTGCCGGATTTCCCGGGAGCGGTAAGACATTGCTTGCCGGGCAGTTTCTGACTGACATCGCCAGCACCGGGACACCTTGCCTGATGATAAGCTGTGAAATGACCGCCCAGCAAATCATGCAGCGGTTCATAGGGACATATGGCAGGTTACCTTCTGAATTGCTCTCAGACCCACTCTCATACGCCCAAAGGCAAAATAGAGGAAAGGTGTCCAAAGGAGAGCTAAAAGCCCTCAGAAAGGCTTACAGGGCCATTAAGGATATGCCCTTGCATTTTGAAGAGCCAGTGTCACCGCGAATCGGCCAAATCATTACGATGATACGGCGAGCGCATAAACGCCACGGCGTTAGGGTAATCGGAATCGACTATTTGCAACTAATCCAAGTTGCTGATGCAACCAGCAAGGAGCAGGAATTAACTCAGATTTCACACGCTCTGCAAGGTATCGCCAAGGAGCTAGATTTGCTCATTTTCGTGCTGTCCCAACAAAACAAGGAAGGGCATTTAAAATATGCCACATCCATCAATGAAGATGCTGACTATGTGCTTTCCTTGGTTCAAGATATGAACGAGAAATCTGATAATTATCTTTGTGTTACAGACATAAACGTAAAGAAAGACAGGCACACTGGACGCTCAGGAATGAATTTCCCAATAATTAGAGATGCAGACAAAATCTATTTTCGTGAGTTATAAAAAAACACTTGCTAAACCATTCAAAAACCTAACAATCGTAAAGAAATGAAACGCAAGCCAGACACTAAGCTGGGTGAGATTATTGAAATCCAACCAGAAGAAGCCTATGAAAATGGCTTCCGAAAGGTCCGATTTGTTATTGAAACGCCCGGGGCATACTCTCAAGAGCTGGTCTTTGAGCTGCACCACGAAAAGGCTGACATCATAAGCGTTTATCAGCCGGGTGACTTCGTGAAAGTCTATTACGATATTAAAGGAAACCGTGGAAAAGATGGAAAGCATTACACAAATCTTATTGCTTGGCGTATTGAATGCGCTGAGTGATGAAACCAAAAAAACAACCCAAAATAAAAAACAGAATGAACAAGGGAGGAATACTACGGCTGTCGCTCGACGTCAGCAAAATCGACAAAAGCAAGCTCTACAAGGGCAAAAAAGGTGTTTACCTAAATGCCGCCGTGCTACTCAAAGATGAGCCTGACCAATACGGCAATGACGGCATGATTGTCCAAGATGTCTCAAAAGAAGAGCGCGAGCAGGGCATTAAAGGGGCTATTCTAGGAAATGGCAAGTGGGCTGGTCAGCGACCAACCGGGGAGCAAGTAGCTGCCGACATCGATGATGGGGACGAAATCCCGTTTTAAGATTTTTAGTGTGTGTATTCACGGGGTGGGGGAGAAATTCCCTGCCCCGTTTTTTTGCCCTTTAAAAAAAGGTGTTGACATTAATCATGGGTTTTGTAAACTGCGTCTAAGCAATTGAGTCATAGACCAATGCGACAACCGTTCTTTGACAGCCTAGATTCGAGTTTAACTTTCAAAAAATATATTGATATGAAAACACAAGAAAAACTTAAGACAGTAAGAATTCCTCAAAGATTTTATGATGATTCAAATGAGTGTGAAACTCATCCACCTAAAATAATTAAGGAAAATAGTAAATCCTATTGGATTGAAAGTGCGCGAAATCGCAGCATGTACGAATTTATTAATCGGGCATTGTATTATGTTCACCCTTTTGGAATTCGCGGCGGCCATCATGGTAATTACGTCCGGGCTGCTGGAAGCCTTCTAAAAGCATTGCACAAAGGTGATGTTCTTACAGAAGAAGAGCGAGAAGAAGCTATTTCAAGTGGCGTAAAACTTAGCTAAATTAATCGACAAGGGCGGGGCTTAATTGCTCCGCTCTTTTTTTGTGCCAACATAGGGGGACACCACAACGCCTGCACTGTCCCTTTTCTTCTGATATATCATTTATGTCATTTATATTATTTATATCATTTATATGGCATAACAGAAAAATCACCTTTTTTGCATTTTGGGGGTTGACCTTAATCAAGATTGTGGTAATTTATGTGCAGATATGAAAAACAAAACGACAACGCACGTCAGCAAAATTGGAGAATGGTTAGAGCTTAGTGCTACAAACGGAAATCACACTGTAAGCATTACGCTATGCTCTGACCCTTGGGTGACAAGCCAGAAGCGCATTGATGCTCACCTTCAAAACCTTATCAAACAAGTTGAAGAATTAGCCAACAAGCTTTCCTCAACTGAGGTTCACATTGACAATGCAACGGCTCAAGATTTACAAGACGCGATTGCTGAAGCTAAAAAGCAAGCTGATGGCAATTACTTCACTGACTGGCAAGTTGCAGTTATTAAAGATGGTGAGTATCTAAACGGCACACCAGCCTACCACGGCACAAGTTACTGCAAAATTTCCGACATTAGGGAGCTTGCCGAGCAGCACCAAGACGAAGCTGATTTTATCCAAATTAACGGGGGGGCTTACCGCCTTGGTGATTACGGAACTATCATCGAACGCCAAGCAGAAGCCGAACCGACCGGGGATTGGTTTTCAGTAAAAGTTCACATCAAATAAAAATTACCTTTTTTTCATTTTAGGGGTTTACAACATTCAAGAAATACGATTTACTTTATTTAGATATGAGAAAAAAAATCAACAAAGCCATCGCCCACCTTGGGCTTGAGATACAAGGCGGCAACGGAAGCGGTTGCTTTTACTTCACAAATGCACACGGTGCATTAAACGCTGACTCAGTAATGGTCTCAGCTATGACTCACCTGCCTGTTTCAAGGTGGGTTGCAGAAGCACAAAGCGCACTTGAGCAAGACAAGCAAAACGAAAAGCCATTTCAAGAGTTGGTGCCAGTTATCAAGCTATCAAAAAGGATTTACTAAAATGAAAAAATTTAACAATTTTCCTACCCGCATCAAACTCTTCATTGAAGATGATGTAATTACTGAATTCCACGCTTCTTCTCTAAAAGATTACAAGGAAAAGCTGTATGGCATTATTGAGGAAAGAGAATTGTATCACACTTTCATTGATACCTACGCCGTGAAAGGAAATAGATACAATCAGACCCTCATAGAGGTTGAATCGTTTCTTGTCGCCAGTAAAAAAACTTGGGTCGAGCGAAAAACCATAAAAGTAGAAAAAATAACAAATGAATAAACATGGAGGAAAACGAGTAGGGGCCGGAAGGCCCAAGGGCAGCGGCAAGGGCCGCACTGTTAAGACTAGCAGCATTAACCTACCGCCAGCGGTGTGGGAGAAGCTGGACGCAATCCGGGGTGATTTAAGCCGCTCCAAATGGATTGCTCAGACAATTTACAAAATATGATAAGACCCCTAGAACACCCAGAACGAGCCGCGCAATTAGTTGACCTCACAGGCATTAACTACGGCAATCTTAGCCCTACTGATGTGGATGGCTTTCTGGAGATAAAGAACAAGCTTTTTGTCTTCCTTGAGTTTAAGAACGAGAACGCTCCACCAATTAGCTACGGTCAAAGGACAGCACTGGAAAGGGTTGTCGATGCCTTACACCAAAGCGGTAAGGTCTCTCTTGCTGTCATAGGGCAGCACAACACGGCACACACCGAGATAGTCAACGGTGCAGCAAGCAAAGCCCTAGAAGTGCGCTGGCAAGGGCAATGGGTGAGCTTAGAGGGTGACAGATATACGGTCAAAGATTGTGTGAATAAAGCACTTAAATTTGCATCACTTTAATAAACATAAAATTTATGAATACAAACCTCCAAGGCACTAAGTACCATTATCATCAAAGCGAACCGCAACCAGTCAACACTGACTTACCAAATCTTCGACATAGCGATGAATGGTCAGTAAAAGACGGGTCTACCAAGAGCAGGATGGAAATGTATCTGGGCTGGCTAAAGGCTTTAGGGATGACCGACGCTGACGCACAATGCATGATGTCAGACCTTTATTGGGATTGCTATAATGAATTGATTGCCAGCGGTGTCGTTAGGGAACAATTAAAAGAAAAATAATTTATTCAAAAAAAACAACATGAAAAACACAAAAAAACATCCAATAAATGACCTTATTGATAGAGCATATGAGTTAAACTTTAATTCTGACGCATCTGTAAAAATGATGGAAAACCTTAAAAGAGAGCAAGTTATTATGGTTCAGCATGATAAGGAGAGAGAAATAATTATTCTAAATCCTTTGAATCCCTACCAACCACCGGAAAATGAAGACCGTTTTTATAGAGAAGTGGATTTAAACGATATTAACAGTGAAGGGGAACTAATGTCGTGGGTTCGCTATTTTTGCAGAAAAGGGTTTTCTACGCCATTGATGCTTGGTCTGTTTATAGACAAGGTTTACGAAGCAAAGGGCTGGGCTAAGGATTCTATAAACTAACCTGACTTACAACTAAGACCAAAGCACTAATCAAATGAACACCCCTCAAAACGCTGATGATGCTAATCGTTGAGAGTCAGGGGCTTACGGGTCCTTCCTCTGGGAATCGTCTCTTAGTCTTTTGGCATTACGCTGTTTTTGTAGCCAAAAAGTTTTTTGGATGCCGCTTGATTTTACCCACCACATGAACAGTATTTAAAAATGAGCGATGAGAAGAAAACCAAGAGCTTTGGCATAGGTAGGGGAATAGGGCCGATTGCCACCACTTCGCAACTGGCTAACATTCTTAATCTTACCGGGGCAAGGTTGTCTCAACTGACACAAGAAGGAATCCTTAAAAAAGAAGAGCGCGGGAAATACGCTCTGTGTGATGCCGTCAATGCTTACGTCACTTATTTGCACAACGCTCCGAAAAACCAATGGGGCAGCAAGACAGAAGAAGAGACTGACTTTGACCGGGAGCGATTGCGACGAACCAAGGAAGAAGCTGACAAGCTAGAATTGGCCAATGCCCGAACACGGGGCGAGCTTGTCGAAGTGGCCAAGGTCAAGCGATTAGGTGAGCAAGTGATGAGCGGAATTAAGACTAAGATTCTCAACATGCCGTTAACAGACGACGAAAAAGACAAGTGCTTGCGTGATTTGTTAAGCCTTAAAGATTTAGACTATAGCGACAAGTGAACATTCAAATCCAAGACATCGCTGAATCGTGGCTTACCGTTTACGAACCGCCGCCACGGGTAACAGTCTCAGAGTGGGCTGACCAATACCGCTTTCTTTCGCCTGAGTCATCAGGGCAACCGGGCAAGTATTCTTCTGACCTTACGCCATACGCTCGCGAATGGATGGACTCAATTAACGACCCTGAAGCAACTGGGACTGTGCTAATGGTGGGGGCGCAACTAGGAAAGACTGAAGTCTTGAACAACATGATTGGATATTTTGTCGATGTCGAGCCGTCACCGATGCTGATGGTACAGCCGACGATTGAGATGGGTGAAGCGTGGAGCAAAGAGCGACTTGCACCGATGTGCCGGGATACGCCGCGCATCAAGGACAAGATTGCCGATGTGAAATCACGAACTAGCGGCAACACAATTTTGCACAAAACCTTCCCGGGCGGCAACTTGGCTATTGCCGGAGCTAATGCCCCGGCTGGCTTGGCATCACGTCCAAGGCGGGTTGTGTTACTTGACGAAGTTGACCGCTACCCAGTAACAGCAGGAAGTGAAGGTGACCCGTCAAGCTTGGCGATAAGGCGAACAGAGACTTTCTGGAACGCTGTAATCGTAATGACATCAACGCCAACAGTTAAAGGCCGGAGTAGAGTTGAGACTGAGTTTGAGTCAAGTGACCAGCGAAGATTTCACGTTGATTGCCCAGAATGCGGCTACTCTCAAAGCCTTAAATGGGTAAACGTGCAATGGGAATCGGAAGACGGCAGTGATGCGTGGCTTCAATGTGAAGATTGCAAGGCAAAGCTGACCGACGAGCAGCGGATTGAGATGGTCAAAGCAGGGAAATGGGTGCCAAGCTACCCGGAACGCACAAGCCGGGGCTATCATTTGCCCGGAATTGCATCACTTTTTCGGCACAAAAAGGGTTATAAATCGCGATTGCACCAGATGGCTGCCGACAATATCAGAGCCAAAAAATCAGGAAAAGAGACGCTTAGGACGTGGATAAACACGTTTTTAGCTGAAACTTGGGAAGATGAAGGCGAAAGTGTGGCATGGGAGCCGTTAATGCAACGCCGGGAAGATTGGGGTGATTTTCCGAAAGACGCTCTTATTTTAACTGCTGGCGTTGACATCCAAGGAGACCGTTTTGAAGTCGAGATTGTCGGCTGGGGTGAAGGAGAAGAGTCTTGGAGCATTGACCACTACAACGTGATGGGTGATTTCAACTCACCGGACACACAAGCCGCACTTGATGAGATTCTGCAAAAGAAGTTTACACACCCGAGCGGTGTGGAGCTACCAATCACTTGCACGTTTATCGACTCAGGACACAAAACAAAAGCCGTTTACTCATTTACCAAACCAAGAGAAGGCCGAAGAGTTTACGCTTGCAAAGGTATGGGTGGCCCGGGTGTGCCGTTAGTTGGCAGACCGACAAGAAGGGGAGCAGAGAGAGCCGCATTGTTTAGCGTTGGAACTGACACGGCAAAGGAATTGACTTACTCTAGACTTTCGCTTGGCGAAAAGGGTAGTGGATTTATGCACTTCCCCAACGACCGACCAGAAGATTGGTTTCGGCAGCTTGTTAGTGAAACAAAGGTGACCCGCTACAAAAATGGCGTGCCATACACACGTTTTGAGAATCCAAGCAAAGCAAGAAACGAAGCTTTAGACATCCGAGTCTATGCAACCGCCGCGCTGTCATTGATGCGCGTGAACTGGGACAAACTCAAGCAAAGCATCCAAGACCCGCCAAAGAAAAAAGCCGCAAAACCAAAAAAGAATGCCCGCAAAAAGAAAGGCGGCTGGGTGAATGACTGGTAGAGTTTGACATTAGTCAAAATTCAATGGCCGACAAAACTGACGAAGAAAAGCTGACATCAGCGTTGGCGATGATTACCAAGATAGAAACTACTCTTGGAACTCTTTATGAAAAGACGGCTAGTGCTACAAGTTTTGGCGACCAATCTTTGACACTCGCAAGCATCGCTGATTTGGAAAAGAGCCGTGACCGTTGGAGACAAGAAGCGGAAACATTAAAGGCATCAGTCAACCGTCACCGAAAAACTTTGAAAATTCAATTCAGATGATTCAATATCTAAAGCGCAAATTCTCATCGCCCAAAACAGCCGTTCGCAGATTTAACGCAACCCAGTCAAGCCGTCTGACGCTCGACTGGATTACTGCCTGCCTATCGCAAGATGGTGAGCTTAAAGGCCAGCTTCCAATTCTTCGTGACCGCTCGCGTGACCTTGAGCGAAATAATGAATGGGTAAAAGGTTTTTTGCGTAGCCTAGAAAACAACACGCTCGGCGAAAAGGGTGTGTCTTTACAGGTAAGAGCTAAAGAGCCGAGTGGACAGCTTGACGAAATCGCAAACAATATAATTGAGCGGGCTTGGAAACAGTGGAGCAAGGTTGGCAACTGTGAAGTCACAGGACGGCACTCATGGGTTGACGTTCAACGCTTAATCCTTCGGTGCATTGCCCGTGATGGTGAAGTTCTTATTCGTATGATTAAGAAAAGCACCGGGTTATGCTTGCAGATTCTTGAAGCCGACCTTCTAGATGATAGTTACAACGCCCGGGCTGATAACGGCAACGAAATCCGTTTTGGCGTTGAGTTTGATTCATACCGCCGCCCAGTGGCTTACCACTTGCTTGGTAACCATCCGGGTGACTCACAATTCAACGCTGATTTTAAGCGAAGAATCCGAGTCCCAGCCGAAGAAATCATTCACCCGTTCAAGACGGAGAGACCAGAGCAAAGCCGTGGCATTCCTTGGCTTGTTAGTTCAATGAACAGGCTCAAGATGTTAGACGGCTATGCAGAAGCCGAACTTGTTGCAGCTAGAACCGGGGCCGCTAAAATGGGCTTTTTCACTAAAGCAACACCAGACGGGTGGACGGGTGAGATTGATGATGACGGAAATCTTCCTGTTGATTCATCACCCGGAACAATCGAAGAACTTCCTGCTGGTGTAGATTTCAAAAGCTGGGACACCAACCACCCAAATTCTGGTTATGGAGATTTCGTCAAATCTTGCCTTCGTGGAGTCGCTACTTCTCTTGGCATTAGTTACAACGCTCTTAGTAATGACTTGGAAGGAGTAAACTACTCAAGCATCCGAGCCGGGTTAATTGAAGAGCGTGAAGTCTGGAAGGCAGTGCAGCGCATGATGATTGACCACGTTCTTGAGCCAGTTTTTGAAGCATGGCTTGAAGTTGAGCTTCTTTCTGGCCGCCTTGGTTTACCTTTCGACAAGTTTTTCAAATTCAACGCTCCAGAATTCCGGGGACGCCGATGGGCTTGGGTTGACCCCAAGAAAGACATGGAAGCCGCTGTCCTTGCAATGCGTAACCGCATCAGGCCACTTCGTGACATTATTGCTGATGCCGGGGATGACATCTATGACGTTCTTGCCAAAGTTAAAGAAGACGAAGAGCTTGCTGCAAGTTATGGCTTAAAATTAGACCCTGACCAAATTGACAATTCTGAGATTGTCGATGAGCCAGAAGAAGGTTGAAGAACTGTCACACCGCTCGTTTGAGTTAAATCAACGGGCAATCAACGAAGACGACCGCACGATTGAAATTGCGTTTTCTTCTGAAGCCGAAGTAGAGCGTGGATACGGTACTGAAGTGCTAGACCACCGCTCTGAAAGCGTTCGCCTTGACCGTCTAAACAACGGCGGGGCTTTCCTTATGGAACACAACCGCAACGACCAGATTGGCGTTGTAGAGAGAGCATGGATTGACGACGACAAAAAAGGACGTGCAGTCGTTAAGTTTTCAAAATCGGCAAGAGCCGAAGAGATTTTCCAAGACGTGAAAGATGGCATTCGGCGATTGGTTTCTGTCGGCTATCGAATCCACGAAATGGATTCTGAAAAGATGGACGGGGGACGGGAGTCTATCCGGGCAACTGATTGGGAGCCATATGAACTCAGCTTGGTGAGCATTCCAGCCGACGACTCCGTGGGAGTTGGCAGGGGAATGGAAAACAAAACAACGGAAAACCAAAATTTAAAAACTGAAAATATGTCCGAAAATAAAGACATCCCATCGGCTCCTGAGCAACGCTCCGTGGAGGTTATCAACGAAGCTCCCCGTGTTGACATCAACGCAGAGCGTCACAGTGCTGTTTCTGCCGAGCGCAGCCGCATTGCAAACATCCAAGCAGTAGCCGAGCAAGCTAAAGAGCGCGGCATCAGCCTTGATGTAAGCAAAGCTGTTGCTGAAGGCGTATCTGCTGACGATTTCCGTCAGGCTGCATTCGACAAAGTTTGCGAAAAGAAAGCTGAGTTTGTCCCAGCCGACCTTTCCAAGTCTGAAAAGCGTGACCTTGGCCGTTTCGACCTTGGAACCGCTCTTCGCGCTCACTACTCTGGTGCAAAGCTGGACGGTGCCGAGCGTGAGATTGTTGAAGAAGGAATTCGTGAAGCTAAGAACGCTGGCATCGGTCAGTCTCGTGGCATCATGCTTCCTTCGTTCTACGTCAACAAGCGTGACATGACCGCAGGAACTGCCAACCAAGGCGGTAACACAATCGCAACTGACAAAGCTGGTCTTCTTGATGACTTCTTTGCTTCATCAGTAATGAATCAGCTTGGTGCTACGGTTCTCACCGGACTTTCTGGCAACCTTGACATTCCGATTCTTGCAGCCGGAACAGCAGCCGCTAAAAAAGCCGAGAACGCAGCAGCCGACGAAGTTAGCCCAACCACTTCACAGTTGAGCCTTACTCCCAAGCGACTTCCTGCATTCATCGACATCAGTGACCAGCTTTTGAGCCAGTCGTCTTCCGCAATTGAAGCAATGCTTCGCGGACACCTGACTGCTCAGATGCTTGAGACTCAAGAGAAGGCATTCTTCCACGGCGGTGGAACCAACGAAGCAAACGGCGTTGCTGGAGCTTCTGGAATTGGTTCTGTTGTTGGTGGAACTAACGGAGCCGCTCCTGACTATGCTGACATCGTTGCTCTTGAAGAGAAGGTTGACGCTCAGAATGCTCTGCAAGGTGGACTCGCTTATGTTACAAACGGCCAAATCCGTGCGAAACTCAAGCAGACCAGCAAGCAGACTTCTGGAGTTGAAGGCAACTTCATCATCTCTGATGGAAGCCCGGGTGTCATCAACGGATACCGCGCTGAGTTCACCAACGCTGTTAGCCGCACATTGACCAAAGGAAGTTCATCAGTTGCATCTGCAATCTTCTTCGGTAACTTTGCTGACTATGTGATTGGCTACTGGGGTGGACTCAACCTTGAGCTTCTCCGCGACAGTGCTAACGCCAAGACTGGATTGCACACCTTGGTTGCTAACACCTACTATGATGGTGGTGTTCGCCGTCCTAAGTCGTTCGCAGCAATGCTTGACGCACTGGGTGCATAATTAACCAGAGCGCAATAACAATCGCAAGGACGGTAGGGTTAATCCTTACCGTCCTTTTTTGACTTTTGGGAAAGAACATGAAGAATCTTGAAATCATCGAAGCTTGCTTTGTTAAAGGTGAGCCTGTCGAAGCAGGAGCAATTCTTGAAAATGTAGAAAATGGTGCAGCCGCTCAATTGCTTGTTAGTGGCAGAGCAATTATCGCACCAAAGGCAGAGCCAAAGCCAAAAGCCGAGCCAAAAAAGAAAGTTGCTAAAAAAGCAGCCAAGAAAGCAGCCAAAAAGGTAGATGCAGACAGCGATAGCTAACAGCATCAAAGATGCGTTTGTGCAGCACCGTGCCGATTACGGTGTAAGCATTACCATTGACGGCGAGACTGTTACAGCAATTGTGTCAGAGTCTCAGTTCGCCCGGGAGCTAATGGAAGGCGGCTTTGCTGACGAAGGTGACATTGAAGTGAAAGTCTTACTTTCTGACCTTACCCAGATTCCAAGCCTTGGAAAGCCCGTGTCATTCCGCTCAAGAAACTTCAGAGTTTCAAGAGTTGGAACACAACCCGGCGCATTAGTTGGTGAAATAAGCTGCCGCCCGTCTAAGCGTTAAAGTAGCTCAAGCAATCGCTTCAAATCCTTTGTGTCAGCCCGTAGTGCTGCACGTTCATCTTCGTCCATTGCTGGTAGTGTCTTTCTTAATACGGAAAGCAACCGGGTAAGGTGGACAATGTAATTATCAGAGCCAAACTTGCGTTTTCGACCTTCATACTCTTCTTTTGTTATTAACCTTGGCTCTTTAGGTGAGCAAGAAATTGAAAGCTTTAGAATCTTCTTTGACGGCTGTGATTCTTTTCCAGCAAGGAATTGAAGCCAGCCAAAACGTGACTCTTCATTAGCAATTGATGCAACTGCTTGGTGATGTTCAAAACTAAGGTGAGCAATTCGCTTGTCCATTGGAATTCTTCGGCAGACAGTAGCCAAGGCCAACAATGATGCCCTATCGACTCCAGTAGTTTTCTCGGCTTCTTCAAACATCTCTGATGAAATGCGTTTTTTGAAGTTGGTGCCGCCATAGACAAGCCAGTCACCCAATGCCCAACTAAACCGCTTCGTGGCTTCTCCAAATCGTTGCCCGATTTCCCGCCACTCTTCAAAAGGTAATTCAGCTTGAAATGTCATGCCGACTTCACCCGGCCCGTTTTGTGTTAATTCAGTTTTCATTTGATTGTATTTTCTACGTTCTTAAATCGTGCGTTGCGGCAGTTCTCACGCCCTTTGCGGCTTCGCATGGCTCTAGTCGGCTCAATCCCAAAAGCTTCACACAAGTCAACACAGCGCCGGGAAACGGTTGCTCTGCTCACCTTATGCTCTCGGGCAATCTCCGCCATGCTCTTTCCTTCATAACAAAGTCCAGATATTAAGCAAAGGCAATCAATCGTCAAATCAGGGTGTGGCGATGCTTTTAAAAACCCAAGCAGGCGTCTCATCATTACAAGCACGGGCGACTCAATTGAGTTAGTCACCGTCTCTTCTTCTCGTGGGTCGTATGCCGGGACTCGCTCGCCGTTTTCCCAATAAAATTGTTGCATGAAACAAAATTACACAAAAATTGACAGCTTGGCAAATTTTAATGCCTTCCTCTACAAACGGTGCAACTTCGGTCGTAACTCAGATTTCTGAACGGTTTGAAACTGACCGATTTGGAGTTGATTCTATTGAAATGACGGTTGAAATACCAAACGCCAGTTTTCCATCACAAATGCTTCTTGAGGGTGCTACTTATCCCGCAAGACCTCCTTCAAGTAGTTCTGCTTATCCAAATATGTCACTGACTCGCAGAACCGGGCAGCGCGGCAAGCCGGGTTGGTGGACCGTAAACTATGTTTTTGAAGGCTTTTTAGTAAGTTTGCCAGACCCCACTTATGAACTTACAACATCTTTAAGTCAGGAACCAATTCAAACACATCCAGATTTTGCTACGTTTGCAGGGACACCAAGCACAAACCCGCCAATCAATGGCTCTGTATTTGTTGACCCAGATACCGGATTTGGGTCGAGAAAAAGCAATGCTCTTTGGAAAGAGTTTGCTTTTAAAGGAACAGCAAACGAAAAAGCAGGAATTGAATCTTATTTAGCTCCCGGGGCTGAATGGAGGGAGACAAAATTTCAAACATCAAGGCCAACAGGAATTCGTGACGTTGGAACAATTGAATCTCCAGCAGGCTCACCGCCAACTTTATCAGGCCGTAATTGGTTAGCATGGGGGGAAACATATGTGCGTAGAGGCCATATATACCAAGTCACCAGCACTTGGAAACTTTCTGGACGCAACGGCTGGGACACTGACATCTACTCATAATGGACTTACACCAAATCTTTCAAGGTGCTTATTCAGATTACAAGTGGAAGAAGCTTGGCGAGTATCTGAAAGGCAAGCAGCTTAATGCTGGAAAGGGCATTAAGATTGAAAACAGCACTAGCAGCGGCAGCATTATTTCAGCTAAACAGCCAAGAGATATTCGGCAGTCACAAGCACCACCTTTTTCTGTTTTGAGTTTGCGTCAAACAACAAGCACACAATACTCGGTTGAGCTTCAAGAGGGTTGGGTAATTGAGCGGAAAACAAGATATGACTCTTCTGTTGATGCTGTAAGTTTTCACGAAGTAAATTTAGGCGGGGCAGCAATGTCAACCCGGCCAAGAAATGAAATATCTCTTGAGCATGACCAATTTGCTTACGTTGAATTTGGGACAACCAACGAAGGTTTTGTAAATACGACCCCAACAATTACTGTTGCGTCTTCCGTTCCAAACAGCACACATCACCAACCGCCGTCAGGTGTCAGTGCTGGAGCATATGGAAGCTATAAGGTAAAGCTATTTAAGCTTACAATTGATAATGGCTCTCCTAAGATAATTGTTTACCAGCAAAGCGATATTGAACACACAAGACTTCCAACATTTCGCAATGTTGGCGGGGAAAGATACATTCATAAAGATTGGGATGGGGCCGCTGATAGATATGATTTTAGAACATTAAAGCAACACGAGCCTTCTAACGTGAATTATGGAAAGGTAATTGTTGATTTTGTTAATACCGAAGATGATGACCAAAATGACGCAATTAAGTTTTCCGCTATTGCTGAAAAAACAAGCCCTTCTCAGATTAAAGTTAATGATGACAATGCTGGAACTATTACAGTTAGGGGAAACAATGTAGACGGGACCATTCTATGGATGGATTGTGATGGTGATGATACAACATTGCTTGATTGGAGAGATGGGCTTATTACATCAGTAGGAGAGCAAACTATTACGGCAGGGTGTACTCCGTCTGGAAGCTCTGGTGATATTCTTTACCATACCGGCTCAACTTGGGTGACTTTAGCCAAGCCATCAGGAACAAATTCAAATGGAGAATATTTTATTTTGGCTCACGCTGGTGGTTCTACAGTAGCACCCGAATGGATTCCTTACGACGGATAACTTTAGCAAAAAACTTTTAATATGTTCACCGCTAAAGTAGACACAAGCAAAATGAATTATCTCATGGCAGAGCTTGCCGCTGAGAATTTTAAAGATTTGAACGATATAATTAAAGACCAGACAAAGGTCATTCTTGGCAACTTGATTGCAGTCACGCCCCCGGGTAAAAGACAAGGAAATGACTTTTTAAACAAAAAAGGCTACATCTCAAACGCAGCATTTCAAAATGCAAAAAAAGTAATTACTTCGGACGTTGCGAAGTTGTTCCCCACTTCCGCTGTTGAAGAAAGCAAGCTAAAAGGGCAAATTGCAGGCGGCAAAGAATTTAAAACCGCATTGGGGTTGCGACAAGTAAAGCAGTTTGCTGGCTCAATTGCAGAGCTTGAAAGAATTCACAAACAATCAAGAAATAAGCGAGGAAGGGTAAATGCAGGAAGAGCTTCTGCAAATATGGCTTTGACCAGAACCCAAATTAAAAATGAATTTAAGAAAAGGCAATTTGCAAAGATTGGTTTGCTGAACGCTGGCTGGCTTAATGCTGCAAGAGATTTAAAACTTGCTAAAGCAGCAACCCCTAAATGGATAACCAGACACACACCAAAACCGGGGTATGCTATTTTCAGAAAAAGCAAGCGCGGCTTGGCTATAACAATTGCAAACAAGGTAAACTATTATCCTAAAGATGCAGCCGCTAGAATCAATCAGTCAATTTATCGTTCAGAGCGCAACCTAAGAGCATTGATAGGGGTTGCAATGAAGAAGAACGCTGAAAAAACAAACCGCAAAATGCGCAGAAAATGATTAGAACAGACATAATTAGAAGGCTGCAAAGCTATTTGCAAACCCAGTATGATGGAAACATCACAATCTTAACGGAAGAAGATGACGGAGACTTAACGCCACCTTGTGCTGTCGTTCGCATTAGCTCCGCTGAGGACATGGGAGCAAATCAAGCTTATGTTTGGGATTTTAACGTGATTGTCGCCGTGTTTCATGATGCTGATGACGTCACAATTGAAACGGCTGAAACTGACGCCGCTGAACTGTTTGATGAGCTTGCAGATTACGAAGATGTAACTGCTTATTTAAATTCTGGGAATTTTCAAGCATCAGTGTGGCATCCGCAACTTATCGAAGCAGGACGGGAAGAAACCAAGTGGACGCACTTTCAAACTTACAGGCTTATTGCTGGCCCATCTTAATTTTGACAACAGAAAATTATCATGGCAGTTACAATTAACGGCGCAACCGTATCTTGGGGAATCCCCGCAGCAGGAAAGACAGTGGCCGACTCACTGGTTGATGGAATTGTTCAAGACTTTGAAATTTCAACTGACGGCAACGTAGCTGAGATAGCTGATGAAGATGGTGACATGGTTGCCAGAGTTGACCACGGCGAAAAAAATACTGTTTCTTTTTCAAGTTTAGTAACCGCATCATCTCCAACCCTCCCATCAAAAGGGACTGCGGTCACATTTGCATCTGCAATTGACGGTGTTGATTTTACTGCTGGGGAAGCTTTTGTTGAATCAGCGAGCATCACTCACGCTGGCACAAACACAGCAACCGTAAGCTTTACGGTTACACATTACCCAAGCTTCACCTAATGGCGAGCCTTGAGCAGCTACAGCAAGCAATTAAAAACACGGAGGGAAAAACTCCGAGTGAGATTCTTGAAGCTTTTATTCCAAAAGGAAAAACTGTTGGCGGTGTCCCTTTAGTAGACATCACATTTGGTCACGGCTTGTTTCTCTCAAACATTAATCACCCACTTGCAACTGGGCAAATTGATGACTGGAAACCTTATGACATTGCTGTTGCTCTTTTTGCTTTCACTAGAACATCAAAAGAGCTTACCCAGCTCATAAGAGAAGACAGACTAGAGGACTCTCTTTATGAATTTTTAGATGCAATTCCTATGGATGAAGTCGAGCAATCGTCAGCTATTTTAATTGCTCACTACTTTGGCTCAATGAAAACCATTGTTCCAATGGATGCTCCGGAAGGTGTTAAAGCTCAAAAAAAAACCCGTTCGGTTGGTTTTTAAGTAGTGTTTCCGGCATTTGCCGAGAATATAAATGGAAGCCTGAGTATGTAATACATGAGCTTCCCATGTCACAAGCTTTTGCCCTTTCTGCTTGCTCTGGCTGGGCTAGTGGAATGATTCCTAAAAATGGCGGCCCTTCTGATTGGGAGCTTGAACGTGAAATTGCAAGATTAGAAAAGCAAGTTTGACTTTTAACAAATTATAATCATGGCTAGTGTAAACGTAACAATTGGGGCTGATAGTAGTAAAGCCCAGAAAGAACTTGCTTCTTTCCAAAATAAAACCAAAAAAATTGCGTCTACAATTGCCAAAGGTTTTCAAGAAAGAATCGGGCAGAGAATGTTTGACGGCCTTATAAGTGCCGCCAGAAGCGTCCCTGCTAGGATGAAAGAAATGATTGATGCGGGTGGCAAGCTTTCTGACCAAATGGCCAAAACTGGAGCATCAGGGGAAGGTTTGGTTGTTTTAGAAAGAGCATTGAAAAACAACGGCATCGCAGCCGCTCAGATGGATGATATTTTGCGTAAAATGCAAGATTCGTTTTCTGGTTTAAATTCAGAGCAAAAATCAACCGTTCAAGCGTTTGAAATGCTTGGGCTTTCAATGTCTGAGCTTAGAGCTTTAGACCCAGTTGATGCCTTAAAGCAAATCTCTGTCGCATTTCGTTCTGTAGGCTCAACAGCAGACAGAACAGCGGCAGCAATGGATATATTTGGAAGGTCTGGCACAGCACTTATAACACTTTTTGAAGACCAAACTGCATTTCAACAAGCGGAAAAAGAACTTGGGAATCTACCTAAGTTGCTGACCGATAACGCCCAAAAATTAGACACACTTTCTGACCGTTTTGGAAACCTTGGAACTGCATTTGATGCAATAGCGTTGACTCTTGCAATTGAGTTCATGCCCTTGATTGACCAAATCACTGAAAAAATTCAAGGCATTGACTTTGAGGAAGTATCTAGAAAAGTTGCGGAAGTTGCCAGAGCAGTCATCGATTTGGCTCCAAAAGTGCTTGCTGTTGCAGCAGCCGTAAAAGGCATTCAGATAGCTAAATTTTTTGCTGTCATGGTTGCTGGGCTTACTAAATCAATAAGCCTTTGGGGTGCTGAAACGGCTGCTGTTGAAGCAAACACAGCCGCTAAAATAAAGAATGCCACTGCTGGGGCTGCTGCTGGTGCTGGTGGCGGTGCTGCTGTTGCTGGTGGTGCAACTGCAAAAGGTGCAGCCGGGGGTTTAATGGCTAGATTTCCGCAAGTTTTAGCGGCTGCTGCTGTTGGGTTTGCTGGCTTTAAAGTTGGGGAGTTTATTGGAAAAGGATTTGCCAATTTTGTTCCCGATGGCCCTATGGGTTTTTCTTCAGATACTCCTAGCGGGCAAGTAAACGAGCAAGCGGTAAAAAGAAACGCAAAACTAGATAAAGAAAATGCAGCATTTAGAGCAAGGCTTCAAGCCGAGCAAGATGCAGCAGCAGTTAGGCAAAAGCAAAATGAAGAAAAGGCAAACAAAGAAGCCGAAAAAAGAAAAGGAATCATTAAGTCAATTAGAGATGAATATGCCCACACTTTAAAAATTCTAAATGCTAGAATCACAGGGGACAAAAAGCTTTTAGCACAAGAAGAGCTTAGGAAAAAAATCCAAGAAGAACAAAGAGCATCCGCCGCTGAAGGTTTTATTTTAGATGCAAAAAGTGCTGAAAAAATTGTTATGAAAAAAAGAGAAGCTGAAGTAGCAGAGAAAAAAAGAAAAGATAACGAGATTAACTTAGCTAAATCACAAGAAGAGAAAAAAGCTAATCTTGAAGGTGATATAAGCGAAACTGAATCCCGGTTTAGCTCTGCAATGACACGTTCTTCAATTACCGCTGTTTCATCCATGCAAGCCATTGGCGGAGGTGGTGGTGTTGCTGGCGAGCTAAACCTTCAAAAAACACAGACCGACTTGCAGCGGCAGCTAGTGGACTTGCAGCAAAAAATGGTGGGGCTTCTTGAAGGAGTAAAAACTGCAACTGGTCAGCAACCCGTTTCACAATAATTACTTTTGACAAAACCTTAAAGACGCCCAGCAAGCACTCTTATTATGGCAATTACAACTGACGAAATAGTTTGGGGCGAAACCTATGACATCAGCGTTTCTGCCCAAGACACAGGCGGCAACCCCATCACTCTAGATAATACATGGAGCGCGGCGTGTCGAATCACTGAAGACCACATTGGCGGGGATATTGTTTTAAATCCAACCATGACAATTGCCGCCGGGGTAGCCACTACAACTATCGACACGGGCAACGCAGAATTTTGCTACGGCACTTATTACTATGACATCAGATTGACTGATGCTGACGGCCATGACTATTGGACAAGCCCGGTTCGCTTAATCCTTGCAAACCGCAACACACCGAACACCTAATGAGCGTTGCAACAATTGTAATCACAACGACCCGGGCAGGTGCAGCTTCATCTGTAATTATTAACCGTGGCGGTGGCACTCTCAATGAGATTACAAGCGCGACCGGGAGCGATGGGACAGGCGACATTGATTTGCTCAATCTCGACGTCAGCGGGCTTTTAAACGTCACAGGAATCATCCAGCAAGCCGTTTACACCGTGGCAAACCTTCCCGCTGCAAGCGCTCAAGGAAAGCGAGCATTTGTAAGTGATTCAACCAATGGACTTGGGAACCACCACAACCACGTTGTCGTTGGTGGCGGTAGTAATTTTACACCCGTTTTCTCTGACGGCACCAACTGGCGCATCGGCTAAACCTTTAATTTGACACAAAAAGAAATTTAGAATTATGACTGTTACATTCGCAAACACCACCCCGGTCGAATACCCGATTGAGCGCGGCAGGACACACTACATTTCTGCTGCAAGCGGTGACCTTACGGTTGAACGCTACACAGCAGCGGGAGCATGGTTAGCTGTTGACGGTAGCCCGGTTACTGCTGGAACGGAAAAGTTTCTTGTGACTTATTCCAACGGCGACAAAATCAGAGTGACTCCTTCAGCGGCTGGAACTGAGATGGTTCTTGAGAAATGAAGATTCAAAGTGCCAAAGCTGGGATTGGAACAGGACGGGCCGGATTGCAAGCAGCTTCCGGCCTGTTTTCTAGTGCTGGTCTATTTGATAAAGGTGTTAAATCGTTTCATCCGAACGACCTTGACCCTTACCTTCTCTTTGATGCCCAAACGTCGATGATAGGCACGCTGGAGAATCCCACGCTAGACCTAGACCCAAGCAAGCAAGACACGCTTGATGTTATTACGGCTACAAGGGCAGGGACGGCAACCTACACAGATGTTAACGGTAACATAGCGACCGCCAGTGCTGACACGGTGCGCGTTGACCACGTTGATGGAGTGCCGATGATTCTGGTGGAGCCGTCGAGTGTAAACTTGCTGAGTTACAGTGAAGACTTTAGCCAATCTTTTTGGACTAAAAACGACATAACACTTTCAAGCGGGTTTTCTGCTCCTGATGGCTCCATGAATGCGTCAAAGTTAGTAGCTGATTCTGCTAATAGTAGCAT